GATAATACCAAATATCACTCTTGAAGGAGCTGTAGAGGCAGAAATACTGGAGCAAGAAAACCTCGAGGGACCAGATCTGTTAGCTAATCAGCTACTTTCAAGTTTAGCGTCGGGAGAGACTGCAGATTTTGATAAAGCGTTACTAGAGTGGACAAATAAAATACAACATTGCTTAAAGAGAGGTAACTAATGGCTCAGTACATAGATTTTAATTTAGACAATCCAGAACATAAAAGAATTATTAGAGACAATAATGATTCTATGGGACAGAGGTATAGTTGGGAAGGGGGGATAGTTAATCGTACACTCTTTTCTGGTGACTGGGCGGACATGGAGGGGGCTATGATGACAGAGTATAATGATAAAAGCTACAATAATGCTCCAGATGGGGCTTATCATGCAAATGGGAGCCTTGCGTTTGCCAAAGGTATTAATGTAGCTGCTAATAACCGAATATTTGGAGATAACGCATTAGATAATTCTTTCATAAATGGAACTCAATGGGCTAGTACTCTATTTGGTGCAGGGGAAAGGCCTCTACATTTAGATTCTACCGCTGGAGCTACCCATTTATGGTTAGATACTTCGACAAATAATATGATAGCCAAGAAAGGATTATACACTTGGCAATATGTAACTGAGTTTATTAAGCCAGGAGGAGGGTCTTGGCAGATAGGAGCTGCCCTAGCTGGTGACGATAAGTGGGAGGGTATTAAAAAAGCTTATGATAATTGGATGCTTAAAGTAGACGTAGATTATAGAGAACAAGCACTAGGGTGGGCGTACTGTCAAGCTACAAACTGTGAAGCTAGAACTTTGAAAGAATTATTTCTTTTAGGTGAAAGAGCGCATAAGTGGGCCGCTGAAAAGATGCCGGAAGGCTTTGTGAGCCCTTACGAGGGGTACAGGGTAGAAGAAGCAGAGGATAAACAGTATATAGACGTTCCTGAAGATTCATATATACCTAAGGAAGCTCCTTCCGACGCTTCTTTATGGGTTCCTGCAGATGAAGCAAGAAACCCCGAGATCCTACAGGTTGACTTAATAAGGTGTTGTGATGTAAAACAAAATGGTAGATATATTTGGGGGTATATGCAAGTACGAGCTAAAGTTCGTTTTCCTTCAGGACAGATAGAGACAAAAATAATGTCTGAAGGAAAACGAACCTCTACATCGTTGCCTTACACAGATAATAGTGGCTCTAACACTAGTATTGAAATTCAGGAAAATACTACAGATAGCGAAATTATGTACGAAGGAGTCGGAGGCTGGCCAGCAAAGAATATAACACATAGCAAAACTGGAGAGCCTGTAAGTTTAAACGCTCTTTCTTATAATTTTATTAAACCCCAAAGTGGGGGTTTTACATACGCGTCTGGAGTAAAAGATCATACAGGAAAGCGTAGATGGGGTTGTCAGATGCAAAATCTATACACAGCATAATTATGGAAAATAAAAAAGACTTAATGCCAATGAGCCCAGAGGGCTATACTGTGGCATCAGCATATATTGAGAAGGGTACAGTTCAAAAAGCTGCACGACTACTTAATATGCTTCCACAGGAAGTCTCTAGGCAACTGGAGGATCCAAAGGTAAAAGCTTATATAGATCAGGCATACCTTGATTCGGGATATAGAAATCGTGTAGCCTTGGGAAAGGTTATGGATACTATAATTGATAAAAAACTAGAAGAATTAGAAGAAGCAGAGATTGGCTCTAGCAAAGATATTTTAGATATCCTTACTATGGCTCATAAGATGCGCATGGAAGAAGTGAAGGCAATGGTAGAATACGAGAAACTACACAAGCCTGCAGAAATTAAAAATCAAACTAACGTTCAAATTAATGATAGCTTAGGTGGCGGCAATTACGGTCGATTAATGTCACAATTAATGGGGGAGATAATACCCGAAGGAAAGTAACTTATGATAAAAGTTAGTCATGAGGATATAAGTTCGACCGAGATACTTAGCTATCCTCAAGCAGAAAGATTTATAAAATTACCAATCGAGAACTATCTACATCTTTTAGAGATAGAACCTATTGGACCTCAAATCGCACTAATCAATGCCATTAACAATCCTAACTATAGGTTTGTTACGGCTTGTCTTAGTCGAAGAACTGGCAAAACATTCATTTCGAATGTAATTGCCCAACTGGTTACATTAGTACCAAACAGCAATGTTTTAATAATGTCACCAAATTATAGCTTATCTAATATTTCTTTTGAACTTCAGCGTCAACTAATAAAAAAGTTTGACATTGAGGTATTAAAAGATAATGCCAAAGATAAGGTTATAACATTAACGAATGGATCAAGTATTCGCATTGGTTCAGTTACTCAAGCAGATTCTGTGGTTGGTAGATCGTATGATTTAATATTATACGATGAAGCGGCCCTTGCAGCAGGTATGGATTCATTCAACATCCAATTACGACCTACACTAGATACTACTAATTCTAAAGCAATATTTATTAGTACTCCTCGTGGAAAAGGTAATTGGTTTAAAGAGCTATATGACCGAGGTGGGTCAAATGAGTATCCTCAATGGGCTTCGATTCATTCTGATTACAGAGAGAATCCTAGAGTCAAAGAGGATGATATTAAGGAAGCTAAGAACTCTATGTCAAGATCAGAGTTCGCGCAAGAGTATTTAGCAGACTTTACTACTTTCTCTGGACAAATTTGGCAACTCGATGAAAATTGTATCCAAGACTTGTCAGGAGTAGATTTTAGTAAGCTAGATATAATTGCCGGATTAGACTTAGGATTCAAGGACGAAACAGCACTATGTGTGATAGCACATGATTACGAGGAAGGAAAATTCTACTTTATTGATGAGTACGAAGAATCTGGACAAACAACTAAGTATCACGCAGAGCAAATACAGAGATTAGAAGATAAGTACGGACTAGACTATATCTATATCGATAGTGCCGCAGCACAGACAAGATACGACTTCGCTATAAACTATGACATTAGCACTATTAACGCTAAGAAGTCAGTTTTAGACGGAATAGGATTTGTCTCTGCAATGGTAGAAACCGGTAGGATTACGATAGATAAGGACTGTTTAAATGTTATTGACACGTTTGATAACTATAGATGGGACCCCCGTGAGAATCTTTTGAAGGAACGTCCTCTCCATGACCACTACTCACATATGGCAGATGCTATTAGATACGCATTGTACACACACTCTGGTCACATGGAGATATTAGAGTGAGGTACATATGGCATTAAAAAGGGATCTAGTTAAATACGTTAGAGATAAAGCAAAGTCGCAATATCACAAAGGTGATAAGTGTGAAATTTGTGGTAGTAGTGATAAGTTAGACTTTCACCACTACAATTCAATGACTATGATGCTAGATAGATGGTTAGCAAAGAATAAATACAATCCAAGAACCCCCGAAGAAATTATGGATATTAGGGACAGGTTTATAACTGAACATTATGAAGAAGTATATAATGCTACAGTTACACTCTGTCACCCACATCACGTAAAGCTTCATGGAGTATATGGAAAGCGTCCTTCTTTAGCGACCGCAAATAAACAACCTAATTGGGTTGAAAAACAGAGGTTAAAATATGAAATGGCTTGATAGCTTAATAGACAAATTAAATCCCGCACAAGGAAGTATTGTAAGGGAAGAAGGAGATAATATATATACAGATTATGTAGCGGGTGTTAAATCGGCTAACGCATATGATGATATTGAAGTAATAAATCGTGGAGTTAACATGGTCGCTGATTCAGCTGCGGAATTGCAGTTTGAGATAGGCGAAAGAATACATGGACTAGCCACCGAAACTATTCGACTAAAGAAATTAGATAATTTAATAAATCACGCACCTAACCCGTACCAAAGTGCAGACACCTTTAAGAGAGCGTGTTTTGTAGACTTTATTATGGATGGTAATATATTTATATACTACGACGGCGCGCATCTATACCACTTACCAGCTAAGTCTGTTGAAATAGAGACAGATAAGAAGGAATTTATTAAAGGGTATAAGTATGACACTGTTAAATTTAAAGCTACAGAAGTAATACATATCAGAGATAACTCAGCAGACAGTATATTTAGAGGCACTTCTAGATTAGAGTCTGCTTATGGGTCTATCGATAGACTTACTAAAATGTTAAGATTCCAGACTAACTTCTTCAAGAATGGAGCAGTACCTGGCTTAATATTAAAGAGTCCAAATGTATTATCTAATAAAGTAAAACAAAGACTACTTGATAACTGGTCACAGAAATATAATCCAGAAAGTGGTGGTCGTAGACCAGTAGTTCTAGATGGTGACTTAGATATCAAACCAATGGTAGATAATACTTTCAAAGACTTAGATTTCGAGAATGCAGTTAAAGAGCACGAAATAAGAATTTTGAAAGCGATAGGAGTTCCACCGATTCTTTTAGATGGTGGAAATAATGCTAACATTAAACCTAATATGAGATTGATGTATCAAACCACAATAATTCCTCTAGTTCTGAAGTTTTCAGCGGCTATAAGAAAACATTTTGGGTATAATGTATCTCCTATTACGGAAACAGTTAGTGCCTTACTACCAGAAGTAAAAGACCAGGCCGCCTACTTAGCTACCTTAGTAAATTCAGGTATCATGACCCCAAATGAGGCGAGAGCCCAGCTAAGGTTAGAAGCACTTGAGGGTGGAGATGATAGACAGATACCTGCTAATATTGCAGGATCTGCTGCAAATCCTTCTGAAGGAGGTAAGCCTACTCAAAGTGAGGAGGACAAAAGCATTGATCAACTTAGTTTAAGAATAAAAAATTAAAACTTTCACTTGACAAAATTAAGAAATCCTGGTATAATTATAAGTGTTAGTGGATCAGTGCCAACTCAATAAAATTGGAGAAAAGCATGACTAATAAAACTTTAAACCTAGTCGGTTCCTTTGAGAAAATACTCTCAGAGGATACTGATACTTTAAAGATTAAAGGATATGCAAATACTACGATCAAAGATCG